CAGAGCAGTCCGGGTTCTAAGTTAAGAGAACACGGAAGACAAGCAGTCACTGTCCCCCACGGCGTCGTTCTAAACGCCCTCTGGGGGTCATACTGCGAGTTCTGCTCGATGGCTGGAGTTCGGTCGTTGTATCGCTCGTTCAAAAGCGAGTGACTGCGACCGTCCGTTAACACTAGGCTAAGGATCGTTTATCTCCCCGAAAGGAGAAGACGTGAAAAGCCTGATGTTACTCCATAAGAAACTGGCACACGAGTGTGCCAGGATCTGCTGCACAGACGCCACCCTCGATTGCAAAACAATCGAGTGTCGTGTCGAAAAAGAGGGGTTTTCGTTTATGACGATTACCCTACCTGACTTTGGTAAAGACCTCGAAAGGGCTCTATCCATTGGTCAGGTCGAGAGCGACGCTTTTTCTTCGTTCAAGAAAAGCGCAGGTCTCCCCCGTTTGTTCGGAGGTTTCCTCTCTCGTATTTTCGACCGCGATAGTGGTGTGTTGCTCGACGAGCCGTGCATCGACTCAATCCGATCCCTGCGTCAGTTAACGCTGATGTTCGGAAAGGTCGCGATCCCTTGCAGCGATGCTAGGGTTCGTGCGGCGATGCGTGGCTATGTCGAGAATGAGCAGATAGTCAAATACGGGGATTCGACGCGAGATGCCTCAGATCTTGAGGCATTCAAGCGCGTTTCCTCTCTATTGTTTCGAGACGCCTTCGCGTACGCAGATCGAGAGATCTACGCAGGCAATGTTGTTCCGAAACACGGTCCAGGCTCAACGGCAGATAGAAGGCGTGGAAACGCCAAATATCGGTCACTGGTCTGGACTGATCGTCTGGAGGGATATTTTCCAGCAGTGGATTATCTCCTTCCTAACTATCGTTTCATTGATAGTATGGACGATATCGACTATCTCGAACCTGGTGCTGAGATTCCCGTCAAGGTGATCTCAGTTCCTAAGACGCAAAAGACACCAAGGATTATCGCTATGGAACCAACCTGCATGATGTATGTGCAGCAAGGGCTCCTAAGCGTGATCCTGGAAGCGCTGACCAATCCATTTCTGGATGCGGACGAAGAACGTCCGCGCGGCCGGCGACGAGGAAGAGATGACTTCCTTCCTCACTTCCTGGGATTCCGAGACCAAACGCCTAATCAGCGTATGGCCAAGGATGGCTCGCTTCACAACGAGCTAGCAACACTCGACTTGAGTGATGCATCCGATCGTGTCTCTTATCAGCTCGTACGCGCACTCGTGTCTTCAACCCCTCATCTGAGTGGGGCTGTTGACGCTTCTCGTTCGCGGAAGGCTGATGTGCCTGGTCACCCTTGTCAAAGGTTGGCCAAGTTCGCATCTATGGGTTCAGCCCTTTGCTTTCCTTTCGAGGCGATGGTATTTCTGACCATCATATTCGTCGGGATTGAAAAGGCGCTCAACACATCCCTTTCCCGTAAACTCATCCGTGAGTTTGTGGGTCGGGTGCGTGTCTATGGAGACGACTTAATTGTCCCCGTGGACTATGTGCAGACTGTGATTGACTCACTTGAAGGCTTCGGCCTAAAAGTGAACTCACGCAAGTCTTTTTGGACTGGAAAGTTCAGAGAGTCATGTGGTAAGGAGTATTACGCAGGCGAGGACGTATCAGTTGTCCGAGTCCGCGAATTATTCCCTACATCACAGCAGCACGCGACGGAG